TGACGTTTCTAGTGATGAAATAGGTAGGGCAAGATCTGCTATGAATGAAGTATATCCATTAGGAACATCATGCATACGAAAACTACAAGATGGAACTTATCGTTTATGGAGATTAGACCTGTCAACTAGGCAACGGGACACACGGGAAAAGAACGCATATGCGAGGCAGTTCGAATAAAAAGTAACATAATACATATTATGCGACAGACATAATCCAATAAAATCAATAACTTAGCAATCAGCATGGGGGTATAACGGTAAATTCTGCTCGGTTTTTAGAATTTGACCCCCCCTATAGCTTTCTTTGTAGTGTTAGTGTAGGTGGAGAAATACAAGCACACTATAGAGGGTTGTGTAGATAATTAGCATGAAAAAAAATTTTTTTCAAATATATTATTAATTATGGCAGGTCAACCGATAAAAAGGCAAATGTTAGCCGACATAGAAAAATCTGGTGGTTTCCAAAATATTTTGGAGCGGGTTTGTAGTGGTGACAGCTTAACTGGGATAGCAAAGAGTTTTGGAGTAAGTAGAAAATTATTAGTTAATAGTTTGTATAAAGACCCAGAGCAAAAAAAGTTATTGCAAGATGCTCGCAAAGAAAGGGGTGATGCTCTTGCAGAACAGGCTCTTGAAATTATAGATTCAGTAGAAGAAAGTCCAAATGCAATTACAAAAGCAAGAGAGCAAGCTAATTTGAGAAAATGGTTAGCAAGTTGTGATAACCCCGAAGTTTATGGTCAAAAGCAAAGTACCATAAATATTTCCGTTGGTGATTTACACATTGATGCTCTTAGAAATGCTAAACCGTTAGACAATGCCAAACCAACCGAAATATCTGACTAAAGAAGAACTTGAAAGAATCAGGGGTGATCACTTTGATGAAGTGATTATGCTTGGTGTAAAAGGCATGAATATTCATCTTGTGTCCTCATGTGCAGATCCGATTGAAACTTGTTCTATTTTAGAACACGCCGCAGATGAAAATTTTAAAAAATTATATCCTTTAGTTTATGGAAATGAATATGTCCACTAATCCGTTTCAAGAATTTATAGAAAAGTATGGAAATAATCCTATTGGGTTTGTTAAAGAGGTTATTGGGATTGAGCCATTTGATTATCAAAAAGAATTATTAGATGCTGTTAATGAGGGTGAAAGGAGATTAAGTGTCCGTTCTGGTCATGGAACTGGAAAATCAACTTGTGCATCTTGGTTAATGATTTGGATGTTATTTACAAGATACCCTATTCGGATAGTTGTAACTGCGCCTAGTTCTCAACAGTTGTTCGACGCATTATTTTCTGAATTAAAATCTCATATTACAAAACTGCCACCTGCTTTAAAAAATTTGTTAAATGTTAAAAGTGATAGGATTGAATTAATTGCTAGTCCATCTGAAGCTTTTATAAGTGCTAAAACATCAAGAGCAGAGCAACCCGAAGCATTAGCTGGTGTTCATGCATCTGGCCCAAGAGCAAGTGTATTACTTGTAGCAGACGAAGCTAGTGCTGTGCATGAAAAAACTTTTGAAGCAGCTAGTGGGTCAATGTCTGGAAAAAATTGTGTCACTCTTTTACTATCTAACCCGACTAGAACTAGTGGAACTTTTTTTGATACTCAAATGTCACCTAGATCAACTTGGTGGAAAAGAAGATGGAGTTGTTTAGATAGTCCATTAGTTACTCAAGATTTTGTTGAGGAAATGAAAGAAAGATATGGAGAAGAGAGTAATGCATTTTTAGTCCGCGTTATGGGTGATTTTCCTAAAACAGATGATGATACTATTATTCCATATCATTTATGTGAATCAGCAATAAGAAGAGAAATAGAAGAAAATCCAAGTGCTGAAATAACATGGGGTTTAGATGTTAGTAGATTTGGAAATGACAGTAGTGCTTTATGTAAACGTAAAGGCAATGTTATCCAAGATGTAATGACATGGAAAGGTTTGGATTTAATGCAACTTTGTGGCAGAGTAAAAGCTGAATATGATGCATTGCATCCTACAGAACAACCTGCTCAAATTTTTGTAGATAGTATTGGTTTAGGAGCTGGCTGTGTTGATAGATTAGCTGAACTTGGTTTGCCCGCAATTGGCATTAATGTGAGTGAAAGTCCGTCTATGAAAAATAATTATACAAATTTAAGAAGTGAATTATGGTTTAAACTCAAGGCATTTTTAGAAAATAGAGATTGCAAACTGCCTAATGATCAAAAACTTGTTAGTGAAATGGTTTCTGTTAAATATAGTTTTTCTTCTAATGGTAAAGCAAAAGCTGAATCTAAAGATGAAATGAGAAAAAGAGGTTTGTCATCTCCAGATAGGGCAGATGCTTTATGTTTGGTTATGGCACATGATAATATGATTGCGTTAAGGGGTGGTCATATGAATAGGTGGAATAAACCCTTAAAAAGAAACTTAAAAGGAGTATTGTAAATGCCGTCAGGAAAAGGAACTTATGGAACTAAAAAAGGTAGACCCCCAAAACCAAAAGGTTCTAAAAAATAAATGATTGACCCTATTAGTGCCATATCCGCGATTACTGCAGCCAGTGGAGCAATAAGTAGTGCTATTAAAGCAGGTAAAGATGTTGCTGGCTTATCTGGTCCATTAACTAGGTATGCTAAAGCAGAAGCAGAATTGAATTTTGGTGCTAATAGGAAAAAAAATAGTTTTTTAAATAGATTTACTGGAACTGAAGCTAGTGCCATTGATAAATTTTTTAAACAAGAAGAATTGAAACAAGCTAGAGACAGACTTCGGGAAACTTTCATGCTACACGGTAAAATGAGTCAGTGGCAAAATTTACAAAAAATGATTGCTGAAGAAAGAGCAAATCATAGAGAGATGCTGAAGAAAAAAGCTGAATTTAGAGATTTATGCTGGCAAATATTTGGTATTATTATTTTATTTCTTTTTCTTGTAGCTGGAACCATTGGAATTTTTATATTTGCTAAATTTTTAAAGGAACAACAAGCATGAGTGTATTTTTTGATAATTGGAGAATAATACCGAGATTAATGATGCTGGCCATAACTATTATGGCTTTTTACGTTACAAGTTGGATGATAAATTTACCAGACCCGACCATTAATCAAACATCTTTTGCGTCAATAATTTTTGGATGCTTTAGTGGTTGTTTTGCAATTTGGCTAGGACAATCGGAGAGCAAAAAATGAATTGGTTTATTAAATTATTAGATAAATTATTTCAAAAAAATAAAGTCAATTATTTAAGTGGTAAGGGTAAAAAATGATTGAACAAGTAATGACATATGTTGTTCTGCCCGTAGGTGGTTTTGTTTGGTGGATGCATCAAAAACAACAAATTCATTACACTAAAATTACTGTATTAGAAAAACTTTTTGAACAAACTAATTTAACGCATGATAGAGAAATAAAAGAAATAAAAGATCATGTAAGGGATATAAATGCAAAGTTAGATAGAATAGAGCAGTCAATGAGAAGATGATTTGGGAAATAATAATTACGAAACAGGAAAACTAGGTGAATACATATGTGCAAAATCTCTTATGAAACTTGGTGAAACTTGTGAAATAGTGAATTTGGATTGTGTAGATATTATTGTAAATAGAGGTAGACAAGGGTTAATAAGGTTACAAGTGAAAAGTTCACATTATAAAACAAAAGATGGTACAGGCAGACAAAAAGGGTATCAATTTTTTACTGCATATGGGTTAAAAAAACAACCATTAACGACAGATCATTGTGATGCAATAGGATTTGTTGCTTTAGAGTTAGAAAAAGTGATATTTATGCCAATTTCAAGTTTTTCTGGACAAAAAACTAAAAGAATTGCCCGTTCAAAATTTTTAAAAGAAAATATTGAATTAAATTCATGGGCAGACACTATAGAGGGGATTTATCAATGAGCCTAATAACATCTTTATTACAACCTGTGTCTAAAATTATTGAAAAAGCCGTTCCTGACATAGATTTACAAAGAAAATTAGCACAGGAACTAGCAACATTAGCGGAAAAACAAGCACATGAGCAGGCAATGGCTCAAATTAAGGTTTTACAAGAAGATGCAAAAGGTAATTGGTTTCAATCAAGCTGGAGACCGTTGATAGGGTGGATTTGTGGGGTAAGTTTAGCTGTAAATTACTTAGTTTCTCCAATATGTGCAGGTTTTGGGATTATAATACCTCAAGCAGATATGTCAGTAATGATGCCATTGTTATTTGGTATGCTTGGCATAGCTGGAATGAGATCATTCGATAAAACAAAGAAAATTGACACTAAAAAATGAAAGGAATTTAAAAATGGCAGGTAAAAGAGGTTTATATGCAAACATTCATGCAAAACGCAGAAGAATTAAAGCAGGTAGTGGTGAAAAAATGAGAAAGCCAGGAACAAAAGGTTCACCAACTGCTATGCAATTTGCTCTAGCCGCCAAAACAGCTAAAAAACCTAAACCTAAGAAAAGAAAATAATGAGTATTGAATATAGGGGTGAAAGATTTTCTGGTTATAACAAAC